CCATATTACAGCTTTACCATGCACTTCTTCTAACACTTCCATTAGTTCAGATAATCTGTTGTTTTTTATTTCTTGAAAAGATCCATCATCAGCTTTGAAATGACCACAAGTTATTTGATGTAGTCTCATCAATTGAGTTAACGCATTGGCCGTAGTAATCATTTTGCCATTCATTAAAGCAAGAGCCATTTTTTTCATTTGTTGATAAACTTTATCTTGTTCTGGAGTTAAAGTTATAATACGTTTCATAAAAGTTTTTGGAGGTAGATCTAAACAATCATCTTTTAAAACTCTGTATGAAAAATCTTTTAGTTTTTCGGACAGCTCACCAAGGTTTTTATAACCTACTACTATTTCTACAGATCTTCCATTGAAATGTGCTTTACGCATTACAGCATACCTGGTCCTAAAGGTATAATAAGAAGAGTGATCTAATAAAAATTCATCTAAAAATTCACATTGTTTATATAAATCTAAAGGTGATTTAGTGACAGGAGAACCTGTTAGAATACGTCTGTATTTAGCATATTTGCCTATACCTACTATGTTTTTAGTACGTTTAGCATTAGGGTTTTTGATAGTAGTAGACTCATCAATAGCCATATATGTATTGTGACAATTTAAAAATTTAGCTGCAAAATCTAAACCTTTTTTAGTAGAGAAAGCTTCTACATTCATACATAATATATGTAAGTCTTCACCTGTTTCAAACAAAGTATCTAACAATTTTTGTTGTTTTTGATTTATAGTTGCTTGCCATAGAACAGATTTATGTTCAATGTGATCGGGTAAATGGGTAGGTATTTCTTGAGAATACCAATTTTTATAAACACCTTTAGGTGCAATAATAAGAGCTCCATTAATTTTACCTTTATCATAAAGCATAGCTATATTATCTATAGCAACTTTTGTTTTACCAGTTCCCATTTCCATAAAGTATGCAAATACTTTCTTATTCCACGACTTTTCCAATGCAGTCATTTGATGTGCAAAGGGTTTTGTTTTAAATTTATAATCCATAATTAATTCTTCTTTCTGGTTGACAACATATTAAAAATAAAATAAAAAGTCAAGCATGAAAGAAAATAAACCCGAACCTATAGTTTACGTATTACAAGAAGTACCAGGAACCCGAGCAGGGCGTCCTAAATTTAATATTATTGGTGCTCAGAAATACGGTAAATTAAAAGTTCTATTGAGAGAAGATAGCCAGGTTGTTATGAGTTCTGGTCCTATTAAATATAAACTTGAAAGATTATTAAAAGATTTTAATGACAATGATTATTTATTATTGTCTGGAGATCCACAAATAATTTTTATTGTTGGAGCTGTTATTGCGAAAGTAAATAATGGTAGAGCTAAAAGTTTAAAATGGGATAGACAAGAACAAATGTATTATCCTCTTGATTTTGATCTATACGAGAAAGGAGAAATAGATGAGTAATAAAGACCTAATAAAAAAGTTTGAGGAGGATTCTCCTCAACAAGTAAATGAAATCGAAAACGTCAGAAGTTTATCTGACTATGTTATTCGGTTGCAAGCTTTAGAAGATGAGGTTAAAATCATTGAAGAAAATTTAAAGCAAAAGAAAGAAGCAGCTGATAAAATATCCGAGGAAGTTATTCCAGAGATAATGAATGACATGAAATTAAAAACTCTTAAACTTACCGATGGTTCTGCCATAGAAGTTAAAGAGATTTATGGTGCCAGTATTCCTGTAGCAAATAAGGAAGGCGCTTACAAATGGCTTCGAGATAATGACCTGGGTGATCTAATTAAAAACGAGATCACTGTTTCCTTTGGTCGTGGCGAAGATAACAAGGCGAATGATTACGCTAGCCTTGCTGAGAATAATGGGTACCAACCTTCACAAAAAATGAAAGTTGAACCTATGACACTCAAAGCACTGTACAGAGAGAGATCTGAGTCTAACTTGGATCTTCCTTCTGAACATTTTAACCTGTTTAAGGGAAACAAAACAAAAATAACAAGGAACAAATAACATGACACAAGAAACAAGTGACTTAACAGTCAAAAAAGAAGGTGCGTTAACTACTCTTAATTTTGAAGCTGACTCAGGAATGGGTTTAGAAAATATAGATAAGGGTGACTTAGCTTTACCATTTTTAAAACTACTACAAAGTGGTTCTTATGAAACTAAAAAGAAACACGCAAAATATGTTGAAGGTGCAGAAGCCGGAATGTTTTACAATACAGTTACTAAAAAACTGTATAGTGGAGAGAAAGGTATTGAAGTAATACCTTGTTTCTACAAGATGACATATCCTGAATGGGCACCATTTGATAGAAGCGAAGGTAGACCTGTACATAACGACAGAGGTCCTGCAGTTATGGCTCAGACTACTAAAGGTAGTGGTACAAAAGATGTGTTAGCTAATGGTAATGAAATCATTAAGACAGCGAATCATTTTGTTGTTATTCTAGGTGATAAACCAGAGAAGGCTTTAATGTCTTTGAAAACTACTCAGTTAAAAACTAGTAGAGGATGGAATTCATTAATGGATAATGAAATGATCACTTCTTCAACTGGAAAATCTATACCAGCCCCTGCATTTTCAAGAGTTTATAAAATAAATTCTGTAGAGAATACAGGTAATTTCACCTGGCATGGAATGACAGTTAACTTAGTTAGACCAGTAGACAACGCAGAAATCTATAGCATGGCTAAAGATTTTAATAATGCATTACAAAAAAGTAATGTTGCGGCTGCTTCGGTAGAAACTAACACAGAAGAATCAAATTACTAATTCTTCTAAAGAAGATAGGGACAGCAAAGCGAGAGTGGAGCTGTCCCGACCTAGGGATCATTATGGTAGACGAATTTATAAAGCTATTTACTGGCTATAGAGGAGACTTTGGCATAGCGGATATGTCCAGGACTTCATTAGACAAAGACAAAAATAAAATAAAACCTAATTATGAATGGGCAGGACGACCCTTATCTATAAATGATTACAGAGATCATTTACAGGGTAAAATTTCTATTGGAGTACAACCTTGTACTTTAAATAAAACAGCACAGTTTGGATGTATAGATGTTGATCCACCTAACTATGGTGAATTTAAAATAGATAAATATTTAGCACTGTTTCAACAATATAATTTACCATTGATACCTATATTATCTAAAAGTGGGGGATTACATTGTTATATTTTTTTAAAAGAACCAATCAAAGCTATTGATTTAATAGACGCTTTAAAAGCTTTTCTCCTCCCACTGGGTTTAAAACCCGCCACAGAAATTTTTCCTAAACAGAAAGAATTAAAGGAAGACGAAAAAGGAGACACAAAACCAGGAAACTTTATAAACCTACCTTACTATAATAATGGTGAGTCAACTCGTTATGCATTAGACAAAGACAATTCTAAATTAAGTTTAGAAGATTTTATTAAAGTTGCTGAAGAATCTAGAATAGGTAAAGAAGAACTAGAAAAACTTGTAGAAGAAACTCATTCTAATATTTTAAAAGGTGCAGATCCAGAATTTGATGATGGTCCACCTTGTTTAGCTCTATGTTCTAAGGTAAAATTGGATGATGGTAGAGACAGATTTATGTATAACTACATGGTTTTTGCTAAGAAAAAATACAAAGACAAATGGCCAGATCAAGTAGCTAAAGCTAATTACAGTTACTTAGAAGATCCTTGGGATAAATCTAAATTAGATTCTAAAATAGCTGCATGGAAAAAAGATACTGCAGGACATACTTGTTACGAAGAACCTATTAAAGATAAATGTATGAGAGGTCTTTGTTATTCTAGACCTTTCGGTATTTCATCAGATGGAATATCTGTTTTTCCAGACATAACTGATTTTCAAATAATAAAATTTGTAGAACCAGAATATAGATTTCAAGTAGTGATGCCTAGTGATGATAAGGTAGAAGTAGTAGTAGCTAATACAAAACTAATGACCACTCAAAAAGAAGTTTTAAATCTTATCTGGGAACAGACAGGAGTTTATTTTGAACCTTTAAAACCTAAGGACTACAGAGCAAAATTAAATGAATGGAGAAATGGTTGTGAAACTATTTACCCACCTAAAGGTACACAGGTTGCGGACAGATTAAGAGATGAATTGTATCAATATTGTATCAATGGTCCTCAAGCTAAACAAAGAGATCAAATTAAAAATGGTGCTTGTTATACGGATGAAGGAAACCATTACTTTAAATTTACATCTTTTATCCAGCATCTAGGAACTAATTGGAAAATTCCAGAAGAAAGAATAGCTAGACAATTAGAGAAAGATTGTTTGGTAGAGTTTAATCATTCGTTAAATGTAAATGGGAAAACTTTAAAGGTATGTCGTATTCCACAACTCCAAGTGGAGCAGATTGAATATCAACCAGTGGAGAGGAAAGAGAGTAATTACTAATGGCAAGATATAAAGTTATAGGTCCTCCAGGTACAGGTAAGACTAGAAAATTATTAAACACTGTTCAAAAATATATAGATGAGGGAGTTTCTCTAAAAGAAATAGGTTATTTTGCTTTCACTAGAAAAGCTGCTAACGAAGCTAAAAAAAGATTTTTAAGTGACAACTTAGAATTAACCAAAAAAGATATTCCTTATTTTCAAACACTACACTCATTAGCTTTTAATCAATTAGGTTTAAAAGAAGAAAATGTAATGCAGGAAGAACACTATAAAAAAATTGGTGAGACATGTGGAATACAGATTAAATATGCTAAACATGAAACCAATCAATGGAATGGTATTTTTTCTTCAGACAGTGAGTATTTAAGTTTAATAAATCTAGCTAGGGTAAAACAAATAGACCCTTTAGAGCAGTTTGATTTAAATGAACACTTGACTTGGATAGATAGATACAAACTAGATGCAATAGCAAAAGAAATTATTAACTATAAAAAAATATATGGCTTAATAGATTTTAATGACATGTTGGAAGATTTTTTAAAAACAAATACTTCTCCAGAATTAAAAGTTATTTTTGTAGATGAAGCACAGGACTTATCATTAATTCAATGGGCTATGTTGAATAAATTAATTAAAAATAATGACTGTGATGTATGGATTGCAGGTGATGATGACCAAGCTATTTTTGGTTGGGCTGGTGCAGATGTAGATTCTTTTATATCTTGGCCTGGTAATGAAATACCTTTGAGATTTAGTCAAAGGGTTCCAATAGATATTCAAACTAAGGCGTTAGATGTTATATCTAGAGTAGCTATCAATAGGATTCAAAAAGATTATTTACCTAAGGAAGAAAAAGGAGATATAATTGAAAGATTTAGATTATTAGATGTCATTACAGATATGGAAAAAGGTGATTGGTTAATATTAACTAGAACCAATTCATTGTTAAAACCTGTTCTCCCTATTTTAAAAAGACATGG